GGAAATGTGAGGGCTAGGCCCCCAAAATCTTAAAGATGTGAGCTCTTGGAGACCAAGAACATTTTTTTTAAGAAGTCCTTCACTGGACTTATACGCTATGGAAAGGAGCGCCAATAAACCGAAAAAGATTAAAATCTTCTCCAGTTGCGCTTTCTTCCACAACTCTACCTGCATCAGACGAACCATAAATCTCGCATTCTACGTTATAAGAGCGTAAAAGGCTAGGTTTAAATTGCTGAGCTGGAAGGCCTCCATCAAGAGTTGATGAGGGACTAAATAGAAACAGTGCGGGTGCGTAGTTAGGAATTTCGAATTCCATACCACCGTTCGTATCATATACGAAAGACACTGTACCATTTGGGGTCGAACCAATATGCGTTTTCGCAGAAACCGAAGTTCCGGGAATCAGCTGATTCTCTGTTGGGCCTTGAATAGTTACTTTCATCTGTGCTTCAGGAATGAAGTCATGATTAAAATAATTATGAACCCGTTTACGAATAGAACCTTTCATACCTAAAAAGGCATATCTAATATAAGATAAAAGGTTAAATTCAGTAACTGCAGATCCACCATACGCAGGCGCTATATCTGGAACAACATTAAATCCAGTATCTAGGATTTTAGTTGTAGCGACATTAGCACTCACTGTAGTGGAATATGACGTCGAAAATCGTTTTAACAAACTACGCAGCGATAGAGGTTCTTCTCCGAAATAATATTCAGAAATACCTTTGTCGCTTGCACTAGTGGGATTCAAAGTATAGCATGTAACTTCAGTAGAATCAGATTTGTCCTCAAGAGGACCAGATTCAGTAAAGATAGCACGCTCACTTTTCCACGAGTGTGTGTTAAAATGATTAACGCGTAAATCTTCGCACGAAACATATACATTAATTTCAATGTCTGAGTTGTCAGGAGACTGCAAAGCAGTAAACGGAACCACAGAGATATATCCATTACAAAATGTATACGCTTCACTAGTAGCAGTAAAATTTTGATAATTCTTCAAAGGATCATCATTTACTTGCTGCCATGATCGAGCACGAGCCCAATCAACACATACTTCAAACACTTGTGTTTCTTGTAAATCAATAATTTTTACATATTGTTTATTAAGATCCACATCGGCTAACATAAGTGCTGCTTGGGTAACATTCGGCTCGTAAATAATAGCGAGTTTACCACGATGATAGGCACTACCAACAATTTCAAATTTGAACTTGATAGTACCTCTCCACCATGAAAACATATTCACTATCCAACTCATAGCCGTAGGCTGGTGACAAGTGGGATTTGCACCAGCACCTACTGCTTGTGTTACGAGATTAGGAGAAACCTTACATGTGAACAATTGTGAAGACATTGGAGTTGACGTGTCTAACCAGCTAAAAGTTGTAAAATACGACTCTATACCAGCTAGATGCGCTAACATCAATTCGTCTTGATCAATTGCCATTACGCTAGGATCTACAGTTAATTCTTGTTTAGGGTCAAGAGTAACCCTTTTTGCCATACTCATCCCAATGGTATTAGATCCGTTGCTTAACGGCTGATTACGTACTCTAGAAATGTTTTCAACACTAATAGGATACGACCAGCCGAAAATGGCAGCGAAAGATTTAATACCACCAAAAATCATTGATGATGCTCTGGCAAAAGGTGCAATATAAGGAACTGCAGTTAAAGCATTAGATACTTGCGTCAACCCTGATGAAATTCTTTCCACAGGTCCAGTCTCTCTTTCATCGAGAGAACCTGATTCTGTGGTTACTGATAATACTGTACCCGTAGGACAGCCTAAATCAACATTCTCTGCCCAAGCATAAACTTGAATAGAGACAGCAGAAGGAGTGGCAGAAACACTTCCTACATCATTTATAGAATAAATGAAAAGTGATCCTGCATTTTCAAAGTCATAGAATGACGTAACATCAGATATCGCAGATGAAGCCGAATTAAACAGACTATGCATCTGATTAGGCGAAATGAAAGGAATACTCAAAGTAACTGGAGTATTCTCATTTACATTAATATTCACTCTGCCATACTGCTGAGACATATAATTCAAAAACAATGGCCGCCACGTCACTGGTTGTAACGCTAAAGCAGCTCTATGCTGAACTAAAGTCTCATTAGCTGTAGGAAAAGGAAAATATGATACCATAAGCCGCCCTAAATGGAAGGGGGTACCGGATACGGAAATTTTAATCTTTAAATCTCCTCGGAAGTAACCATAATTTCTTAACTTTGCTCTAACAGCAGGATTAAGTGACCATAGATCCCAAATATCAAGAACGGAACTCAATGAAGAGCCCGAAGCAACAGTCAGGGTCGTAAGTTCGACAGGTCTAGAGAGAAAGTTATCTATATATAACATCTCCGCTTGTCCTGCATCAAGTGTTTCCTTATAAACACCTGCATCATACGTCTTTGTTTCCTCACCTCCAACATCAGTGACATTATCGAGGTTATCTTCCTTAGACGATGCAATTGCACCATCTGAAGATTCGCCCAATTTACCAGATTCTGTGAATATGATAGATCGTGCAACGACTTTGTCTTGAATTTCACGAAGGTAAGCAAGAGTAGCAAGTAGATCAGAAAGATGAGTTCGTAACGCAATACGAGATCTAGGCACAGATGCGCCTAAATAAGAACGCAACTCAGGATTCTTCTTCAACAACTTGATACTATATGAATCACTCGGATCGGTAGATAAAGTAAGATACTTTTCAACATAAGCAATCTTAGTAATAATCAAATCGATCTGGTAATCCAATGATTGAGAAACATTTAGGTCTTCCTCAGGGTAACCTTTTAATTCATCATTAAAAGCGAGTCATTAAATAAAACACACACACCCGGCTCAAGGTGTGGTGAGTTTCCGCATTCTATATTTTTGTTTATTTATAGAGGATGGTTATAGACTAACCGGATTAAATAATCCTCCTCTGTGGGGTCGCCCCGCCTAAGGCTGTTTCACGTGCGGTATGAAACAGCCCCGGTATCTTGGGACTAGTGTGAAAAGTTGTCCAACAACATTTCGTATGTGGGAAAACCTTTCACGAGGACACTCTGAGAAATCCCAGAGCCCTCACACAAAGCCATCAGGTCCGACCTGAAGGCCATAAAACTAGCTTCATCATGCAAGTGGAAAAATGCTTCCCACAAGATAGATGTAGTAGTACTCATCAATTGATCCAATTCAGTCACTGCTGAACTAGGAGACATCCATTGCAGAGCTTTATACAACGAATCTAATGCCAATGGGGCAACAAATTTATCCAAAGCTTCATGTTTTACAAAAGTTCTCTTTAAAAAAGAAATTTCCTTGTGATGCACAAACTTGGTTAAATCCGACCCTTTATCTGTAGCCGTAAAACCCATTCCATAATCGTCTTCAACAATCTTTTGATAAGTCAGATTATTAAATCTGTCGGCAACATCATCCTTTACTGCGGCAACAACATCGTCGCCGTATGTAATAGGTAAAACATGTTCAAAGAAATCCAAATCAGGACACACCTTTATAAATCCGTATACAAGCATTAATAATCCCCTAAGAGAATTATCTTCAGCTGTACCGTATTTACC